CCAGCAGCAGTTGGCAAAGTTTGATTGCCAGTGCCGGTACTTCCCTGAAGTAATTGAACACCGCCAGCAGTTGCAAAAATAACCGAACCACCAGCAGTACCCGAACTGCCAAGATTCAAATTGCCATTGCTAGAAATAGCAACACCGTTGCCAGCACCTGAAACAGTTATTCCGCCATTACTAACAATCAAACCAGTCGAAGGGGCAGAACCACCAACACCAGCAATGCCGATGCCTTGCGCGAAAACACCACCGTTTGAGTTGTAACCAACAAAAGAACCAGCCTGCGATGAACCATTTGTGGCAGCAGTAGGAGTGCGCTGCGCCCAGTTAGTTGGATCACCACCTGGGCCGATAGTTCCCGAACCATCAGTGCGCCGAACCCAATAAGCCAAGTTCGAAACAACAATGTCACCAGTGACATAAGTTCTGCCAGAAACCCAATCAGAAGCAACAACAATCGCAGTCTTGCCAGTGCCACCATTAGCGACAGCAACAGTGCCACTGACATTCGTTGCAGTAGCAGCGTTGCCATCGATGCTAACACCAGTCAAAGTCTGAGAAGCTGACGAACGATTAATTGCAAGAGCAGTTGTGCCGACATGCATTGTCTGATTCGTGGCAGCCTTGCCGGCAACAGTTGAATCAAGGGCAGTCAACCGAGCAACAACAGTTGCCGAACCGCCTTGAGGATTCACACCAAGAGTGACCTGAACAGCTGACATCGCATCATTGATGTTGTCATGTTGTGCAGCGTGCGGAACAGTCGCCGAATCCAAAGTGTCAGTTGCAGTTGGGTTCACGAATGAATCCAATGCGCCAGGGTAATTGGTTGACATCAACACTCCTTCAAAAGGGACTCGGGGACAATGGCAGGGGTGTTCATTGCCCCCGAGAGATTAGATTTTATGAACTAAAGTTTTGGCGAGTTTCGCGGTCATTAGTGTTCACGCGAATGTCGGAAACAGCATCGACCATTTCCAAAACTTGTTCGATTGTGCCGCCAACTTCAAGCACCTTCTCGATCGCAATCGCGGCATCAAGAAGCAAAGATTTCATTCTTGCCATTAGTACCCCCACCAAGTTTGAGATTGTAAGAATGACAGTGACGACCCCATTGCTGAGGTCGCCACCGTCAAACTAATTTGGATTAGTAACCTGAAGGGGAAACTGTGCCAGTGCCTGAAATTAAGGCAGCGTTCTTTGCAAAGCGATGTGCTAGTGCTGCGTATCCGTACACCTGGAAGCGAACCGTTAGGTTTGCTGACAGGACATCTGGAAGCACGCGAGTCTTAACACCTGATTCGAATAGGTAAGAATCAGAGAACTTGCCAAGAAGGATTGGTGACTGGTTTGTGCCGGCACCGTAAGTCTTGGTCACAGTTGCATCGACATAAACAGGAACACCGTAGATGCTTCCAACAAGGCCAGCAGGTGCGCCAGCGTTAACTGTTACACCAGCAGCATTGAATGGACCGTTTGCAGTTGGAACAATCAGTGGACGGCTTGAACCGTCAACCTGTGAGGCTAACCAGTACCAAGTTGCAGGAGCCATAACGATGGCTTCGACATCCTTGTAACGGTTAGTGACAACGTTGCTGATTGCCTTCGTGATAGCGGTAAGGCCACCAGTTGCAGATGGAGTTGCTTCAGTCCATGTTGTTGGGATGCCGTTGGTGCTATCGGTGCCAAGGTAGGTGAAACCCTTCAAGTTGTTTGAAGTGCCATCAGCAGCACCAGCAACAGCAGTGTTCAACTGTAATGCGTAGTCAGCCATTAGGTCGCCGAATACAAGCTTGTCCAAACCACCAGCGATTGGTGACTGTTCAACAAGTTGGATTGACACATTCTGGAAACCACTGATTGTGCGAACAGGTGCAGTCACTGTTGCGGTAACAAGGTCACGAGGACTTGTTGGTGCGTAAGTGCTGGAGTTGTCAGCAGCTTGGAAACCGGTACGAGTACCAGTTGTGATTGCTGGAATGTTGATGCTGTCAGTTCCTGCTGGCAGTGCCATTTGTGTGGCAAGGTTTGCAGTAACACGAGCAGCACGTGCGAATTCTGCAAATTCGTTGATTAAGTAGATTGGCGGTACAAAATCTCCACCAGCACCGTCGGTGCGTGAAACATCACGCATTTCGACAGCAACTTCAGCCTGGTGACGATGCAAACGTGACCAAGCATCTGAATCATTGCGAAGTTGAGCTTGAATCATGTCACGAGCGAAAGAGTTATCTCCACCCTTGTCATAAGTCATTGCTTCACGAGTAACAACAGCAGAACCAAAAGCCTTGACACCTTCAGTCGCACGAGCTTCAGCAATCGCTGCGGTGCGAACTTCTAGTGCTTCAGCACTTTCAATCTTGCTATCTAGGTCGGCAATTTCTGCCTGACGTGCTTCGACTGCATCTAATGTTTCCACAGATGCCTCGCCAGCAAGCAACGCCTCAGCATCGGCAGCAGCAGCTGAACGAGCTTCTTTTAATTTGTCAACTAATGACATAGCGTTTCTCCTTCAAAGAGAATTGTTGGATATTGTCTTGTTCTTGCAATCCGCCGAGGCATAAACGTCGGGGGAAATCTAAGGGTTAGCGATTCTTAGAGTTGGAAAACTTTTGCTTCAAATCAAGCATCCGCTTACGAAGTTCCAAAGCCTCAGCCTCAGCATCTTCAGCAGTACGCATCCCAACAGTGGTCGCATCATAAGCCGGCCACGTTACGACAGAAACTTCAAATAAGTTCAAATCCTGTAACGTGCGAAGGCCAGATTCACGAGTGTCACCACCAGGAGCAACAGTGAAAGCGAAAGACATCTTCGACACATCGCCACGAGAAACAGCCGAAGCCAATTCCTGTGCCCGAGGATTCGAAGGATCAAGGTCAGCTTCCATCCACAAACCTGTTTCATCTTCACGCAAAGCCATCGTGCCTGAAGCAGTAGAAGCCAAAGGCAACGCATCAGTGTCATGGTTGACGAGCAAGAACACTGGCTCACCAGACTTCAAAGAACGAGTGAAAGCACCAGGCGCAATCATTTCACGAAACGACAAACCAGTCGCTTCCTTGTTGAACTGTGCAGCATATCCGCCGATACGAAGATTGCCAGAATCAGTGCTCAACGCACGAACTTCACAATCCATCGTGACACGTTCAGCTGACATCATTCGTGACTTGCGTTCTTCCATTTCAATCTCCTCGGAACGTGGGGAAGGTAGAGCAGTGATAATGGTCAATAAATCATTACGATGAACAACAGTCTGGTCAGTAGGAATCCAACCATTGCCCTTCGCTTCATAAATACGAATCTGAAAAACTGGATAATCCGGAGTCGCTTCTAGTTGGAAACCGTCAGTTGAAATCGCTGGGCCTTTGGTGATAACTTTCTCAACCTTGCCACGAGCACGACCACCAGAAGAATCCCACGACACGAACGAACCTTCACCGATACGAGCAGCAGAGGCACGACCCTCGAACGGTGCAGTCATAGTTTTGTCATCAAACTTGTTCGCCATTTTGTCGTAGTATTCAGACACCTTCGCTTTGATTGCATCCTGCTCATCGGCTGGAATGTCCACGCCACCACGAGCACCAGCAAGAACACCAGCGACAGCGAATAAACCACGAGGCATCGCAGTCAAAGTTTGACCAATGACATCAGCGAATTGCAGTTTGTATGAACCAAACTTGTCCGGCGCAGACTCATCAACGTAGAAGAACGCTTCGCCATACTTTTCAAAATTGACCGAATCGCCAGAAGTTGCATACGCACGAACACGAGCCTCAGCAGCTTTAGCATCCCACTCGGAATCACGCTCACCAATCGGCAACTGCATATCGCCAGAAGCCTTTCGCATACCATCAACCATGATGTGAGCTGACGGCTCAGGCAACAAATCATCAATGTCATTGCCCTGAGCATCCATTGGATCAACAACAGGATTCACAACCTCTTGACCAATCGAAGCCGACAACTGCCACTTCCACTTTTGATGCTGATCAATACGGCCAGCGACAAGATTCGCCACACCCTGCTGGGCGTAGTTAGTAGCACAATCGAAAACGTCACCTAGTTGATCCAACACAACATCATTGGCTTTCAACAAAGCCGAAGCAAGAAGTGCAGGGTCTTGATTCTTGTCAGCAGTCAACAACGACACATCCGCAAGAGGAACAAAATCAGCAAGTGAGAACGGAGCAGTCACACCAAGTTTGCGAAGCACTTCAGCAAAGTCATCAACACTGCCGAACACATCTTCATAAATCTTCTGGAATAATTTGTGATACTCACTAAAGTTCGCACCCTTCACATTCCAATGAGCACCATGAGCCAACACATAGAGAGCAAACACATCGCCAAGAAGTTCACTAACTTCCTCCGGCAAATAAGATGTTGTTTCCGATTCCATTGCATCACGAGATTCCATGCTTACGCCTTCCAATAACGCTGCACGAGCAGACAGTTGTTCCCTAATTTTTGACGACCAAGAAAATCCTGCATCGCCACCCCAAGCAGCCCAAGCAACCCGACCAGCACTTGGATAACCTTCATCCCCAGAATTAAACCCCTGCCCCTGCTTATCGACCTCATGACGAGCAAAGAACGAATACATTCGCAAAACCGTATCCGCCGAAACAGCATCACCACGAGAAAGTTGAACAGCACGAGCACGACCAGTGTCAGTGAAACCAGAGCCAGCCTTGCCATCAGCAATCCACGTCAAAGCCTTAGAAGCCTCATCACGAACCCCTTGAGGTGGTCGGAAAGTTTCAGCCATTAGTCAAGCACTCCCATAACAGGAGCAGAAGGATCAGCATCAACACCAAGTTCAGGCGAATCCCCACCAGCCGTCACATGACCGGCAAGAGCCTGATGGAACACGTCGCCACCTTCATACGGTTCAAGGCCGAAAGTTTGACGAGCCTCATTGGGTGACATTGCACCAGACTGAATACTCATCGTGTTCACACGAGCACGAGTCAACGAATCAGCACGAAGAAGTGACGAGAAGTCAAACACAACATCCATGTCAGGATTGAGAATCTTAGACAATGCAATCTCAAGACGGCGAAGCCAAGGAGTAATCGTGAAGATGAGGAAGTTCAGCGAAGCCTGTTCAACGTTCTGATAAGTCTGGTTATCGCCAGTCGCACCAATTAAATGTGACGGAATGCGATACACACGAGCGATGTCACGAATCAACTGCTCACGAGATTGAATCATTTGAGCATCAGCTGCCGAAGTCGTAATCGGCTTGAAGTTCAAACCATCAGACAACACAGCAGGTCGGCGGTGACGGCGGTGAGTTGCCTCCCACGTTCCCTGAATAACACGAGCCTGGTCAAGCGTTAACTTGCCATCAGTTTCCAACACGCCAGAAGGAGTGCCACCCTCAGCATAAAACTGCGACAAGTGACGATCCATAGCGAGCGACAATCCGACAAGGTTACGAGATTGAATCAACGGCGACACACCAACCAACGACTGCGGTGGTGTGAACGTACGAATGTGAAGCAAGTTCTCCTGATCAATGTCGTTACCTAAATGAAGGTAACGGCGAGAAATCTGGTCGCCAGTAGGAAGCACCTGCATCTGATAAGGATGCAAAGGAACAAGGCCAATCGCCTGACCGAAACGGTCACGGTCAATGTGAATATACGCATTGCCATGAAGAACCAGCGAAGCCATAACAGTGTGAATAAACTCGAAACTATTCGTGCCCGACAAAGGGTCAGGGTCAGTCAACAGCTGAGGAACAGGAGCAGACTTGCGCTGGCCATCCTTTGTAATCTGATAAGCACGAAGCGGGAGTGAAGCAACCGAATCAGCCAACAACGACACAGCCGACAACACAGACGAAACGCCAAGAGCAGTCCACTCGTCAATCCGTTCACCGGCAGACGACGTGACAGTTGTCTGTCCATAGAGTTGGCTCAGAGGAGCAACATAGTTATTGAACTGAGGATAACGACCAACAACATCGCCAACACCACGTCGAAGAATACTCATGCCCTATCCGCCAAAAATGCAAAGACCATCGCAAAGACTCCGCCCAAAATAAGTGCTGCCGACAAACCCAAGATTTGACCGACACCAACGGTGATTGATAAAGCCCCTACAATTTCGGCAACAGCCGTCACAACTGAAACCTTCAAAAACTTACGCATCCATATCCCCTGTATCCATACTCCAAGGATCAAGAATCATTCTCGAAACCGCACCTTGCAAAGAGTAATAAGCCGCACGTTCAACACCCATAACAGTGGCAACAGCCAAGTCGATGCGACGTTGAGAATACCTAGACTCCTTCGTCAACCGATAGCCACGAGCATCCTGTTTCAAAGTTGCATTAGCCATATGGCGAGCAAGCCTAGGGTCGCCATCATGAGTCAAAGATTCATTCATCACAGACTCAAACAAACGCTGAGTTGCAGGAGTCATGCGACTTGCGCTCTGTGGGAATAACACAATCGGCAAACCCTCATCCTCAAGGACTTGAAAAGTCCGAGCCCACCGATAAGGGTCACAAGCAATCTCACGAACATTGAACTTTTCACAAGCGTTACGAATTGACTGCTCAACATCCATAATGGGAACTTGCCAATCAGCATCAGCTCCGGCAGGTTTCTCCCAACAATCCCAAACGAAAACGTGAGGATTTTCTTCAGTAGTCACACCAATAATCGCAGTGCAGTCACCATTGAACGAACCGTCAAACGCCAACACAACATCCGACACAGGTTCAACAACCCTGTGAGAATCAGCAACAGATTCCCACGAACCAGCAGGAAGCCAAGTGTCCGAAGTTGTCACCCACTGATTGCAACGCTTCGTTCGAAACTCAACCTCGGGAGTGCGCTGAATAACCGACTCAAAATCAACCTTCGACACAATGTCATCGAAGCCAGGATTCGCCGCTTTCCATGTTTCAGGATTCCTATGATCTGCATCATCAGGAGCTTCCCACCACGACATGAAAAACGTCGGGTCATCAACCTCGCCCGAAGCGACACGCTTGCCATACTCGTACAGCGAGAAACACAAAGACTCTTGACCACTGGAATCCATTCGAACTCCGGCAGTGGTAATCCCGACCATCAAAGGTTCTTTACGAGCACCAGCACCGAGCTGCATAACATCCCACAACTCACGATTCGGCTGTGCATGGATTTCATCAAACGCCACAAAAGTCGGGGACAAACCTTCCTTCGTAAAAGCCTCAGCCGATAGCGCACGATAGGCAGTGCCATTCTTCGGATTGAAAACCGTATCCCGAAACACTTGCAAGAAATCAGACAACTCAGGTTGAAGCCGAATCATTTCCTTCACAGTGTCAAAAATAATTTTTGCCTGTTGACGGTCAGCAGCGCAAGAATAAATCTCGCCACCGCTAGGGCCGAACACAAGATGCTCCAGCACCAACGTCGCAAGCCAGGCCGATTTTCCATTCTTCCTGGGAAGTCCCACGAGGGCAGTTCGGTGACGGAGA